GATGTATCTCAAATATTGAGGCTACATATCTATAAGAAATGGGAAATGTATGATTCCCGGAAGCCTCTCGGGCCTTGGCTTAATAGAATAATTTCCAACCAGATTAAAAATTTAATACGAAACAACTATGGGAATTATTGCAGACCATGTTTGAAATGTGCGGCAGCTCAATCTTATGATTTATGTGCGATATATGAAAAACAAGGGGCTCCTTGTCCCATATACATAAATTGGGTTAAAGGTAAAAAAAATGCGCATGATACAAAATTGCCGGTTTCAATAGAAAATCACCAGTCCGAAGTACATAGTAAATTCTACGAGCAAGACATAACTCATACTATAGAAAACTTTAATGATGCTCTTAGGAAAGTTTTAAAACCTATGGAATGGAAAGTTTACAAACATCTTTATGTAGACTTGGGGTCCGAAGAAGACTTAGCCAAGAAAATGAATTTCAAGACTAACGAAAAAAACAGAACCCCGGGTTACAAACAGATAAACAACATAGTCAAAAAAATTGTTGAGAAATCTAAAAAGATGTTAAACGACGGTGTCGATCTATAAAAAGCATGGAAGAATTAACGCTCAATCAAACTCAGCAGCAAGGCGTATTAAAAAGTTGGAATAATGCTGTAAAAGAAAATAAGCCTCCTCCCTCGATATCCGAATTAATCAAATCAGCTTTTCCGGATACTGAAAACGCGGATGGAAGGACTAAAGAAGGGAGAGCCGTGAGAGCTTTCCTTCATTCTAGGCAACTTAAAGCTAGAACGTCTAGAGATCCAGAAAGAGAGCTGACCATCTCAGAAGAGCAAAAAGAATTTATTAAAAATAACGCTCAGATGATGAAGCCAGCGGACATGGCTAAAGTATTGTTCAGCGACCCGGGATTAACCCACTTAAGTTTAGAGTCTAGGAGGATACAGGAATACGCTAACACGTTGGAATCTTCCGAAGTATATTCAGAAGAAGAGATAGCTCCGAGAGACTTTAAACCACCTAAAAGATTCGACACAGCTATGGCAAGAATTAATAAGTATGTTATGAACGCTATAGACAAAGATAAGATATCTATTGCCCAAAAAAAATCCATAACAAGCTTAATAGAGTATATGCATACTTTTAGGTTTATTCATCAAATCAATAATTATGAAACAGTAACAGAGAGAACTCTTTTTGAGAGTAGTTTCGTTAGGTACACATGGGATAAAGCTGACTTAACTCAAGAGGAAGTTGATCAGTACATAGTCTTATCTATAGAAGTTGTAATAGCGTCAAATATTCAAAACAGAATAAATACTTTGCAAGAACATTTGGATGAGTCAGCTAACGACTCGGAAGGCAGGAGGATTTCCATGAGCCTTGTTGAATCCATTGGTACATGCACATCAGAATATAATCAATGTGTTAATCGACAACAAAAACTCCTTAACGATCTAAAGGAGAAGAGAAGCGCTAGGTTAAGTAAGCAAATAAAAGAACATGCTTCTATTCTCAACTTAGTAGAAATGTGGAAAGATGAGGAGAGCAGGAAGAAGATGATTCACCTAGCGGAACTAAGGAAAAAAGCCATCAAACAAGAAGTTAATAGGCTAACGGATATGGACGAAATTAAAGCTAGGATCATGGGCTTAAGCGAGGAAGAGGCTATAGATGGCTAAGTGTAAAATTTGTGAAAAAGAGTTTGAAGACGACTCTGGTCTGCATAGACATTTAAGAGCTCATTCCATGAGGATGGTTGAGTACTACCAAACCCATTTTCCTAGATATGATTTGCATACGGGAGATATAATAAAATTTAAAAACAAATGTCAATATTTATCTTCTGATTTCAACTCCAGAATACATCTCAAACATTGGCTCAAAAATCAACCTACAGCTGAAGCTCAAAAATATTGTAATAAAATATTTTTAGACAGAAAGGAAAAAAAGAAAATAGAATACGCTCCTACTCAAGTAGAACTAAGGACAATTATGAGCCCACCAGTTCAGTATTGCGAAATCCTATATGGAGATTATTACAAGCATTGCAAAGACGAGCTAAACTTAAAAATAAAATATGAAAAAATTTCCGAAGAAGCTTTTAAGGGGATTAAAGAATTCGACGAGCCAATTATATATTTAGACACCAGAGAACAGCTTCCCTTAAAGTTTAAAAAATGTTCGATTAGGGTGAAGACTCTGCCTTTCGGAGACTATTGTTTTTTTGACGACACCCACACGGAAAATTGTTACATAGAGAGAAAGTCTATAAAAGATTTTATAGGAACTCTAAGCGGAGGCTTTGAGAGATTTGAAAAAGAAATAAAACGAGCCGAAGAAAAACATAGCAGTTTAGTGGTCCTAGTGGAAAGGAGCTTGAACGAGTGCATAGCGTTTAGAAAGCTCCCGTACGTCAGCAAGAAAATCAAAGCAACTCCGGAATTCATATTCTCGAATGTTAGGACTTTAATTCAAAAATATCCTAATGTTCAGTTTCTGTTTGTGAAAGGAAGAGAAGAGTCAGTAAGAGTGATTGAGAAAATATTTTTTAGCGGAGCAGAGTATAAAAAGTATGACCTCCAATTGGCGTACGATCTGAAAATCTTATGAGATATGTGGTATTGCCCCGACAAGTATAAAAAAAATATCCACAAAGTAAATCAAAGCTTGTTGGAAATCAAAGGAGAGCTAGAAGACAAGCAGGCTAAAATCACTTTAGCAAAGTTCCTCAGGAATAACTTATCCTTTACGGTAGAGCTTCTATGCGGGATAAAGCTGGCTCCATTTCAAGAGGTAACTCTAAGGGGAATGCTGAACAGAAACTTTTCGATGTGCGTTTGGGGACGTGGATGCGGCAAGTCTTTTATGGGGGCTATATTTTGTATCGTACAATGTATATTTGAACCCAATACAAAAGTTGTAATAGCTGGGCCTACCTTCAGAACGGCTAGGTTTATATTTAATAATATAGAAAAGATAGTTGAGAGCAAAGATGGCCAGCTTCTTGCTCAAGCTTTTGATATAAAAAACAAATCTAAAAGAAACGACCAGTTTGAATGGAGGGTGAATGGCGGAACCATAACAGCGATACCATTAAGCGGAGAAAAGATTCGTGGTTTTCGGGCAAACATTTTGGTGTTAGATGAGTTCTTGCTCCTGCCAGAAGATACTATAAAAACAGTTTTGATGCCGTTCTTGGTGGCACCCCAAAACATGGCGGAAAGGATTAAGGTAAGAGAGACGGAAGATAAGCTAATCGAGCAAGGGGTATTGAAAGAGGAGGATAGAATGGTGTTCGAAAACACTACAAAAATGTTAGCTCTTTCTTCTGCTAGCTTTACGTTCGAAAATTTATATAAAACTTACCAAGAGTGGTTGGCCAATATTCAAAATAAAAAATCAGAAACAGAGATCCAATACTTTGTGTCTCAGTTAAGCTACGAAGCTTTGCCAGAAGATATGATCGATAGGACAGTTATCGAAGAAGCTGCGAACGGGGGCTCTTCTCACTCTTCTTTCCAAAGGGAGTATTGCGCTCAGTTTACAGATGGAAGTGACAGTTACTTCAGCGCAAGAAAGATGCACGAATGCACCGTGCCGGACGGAGAGTCTCCGACTACTTTAATAGCGGGAAGTCCGGATAAAAAATATATTTTAGCTATTGACCCCAGTTTTAGTAATAGCCCTAGTTCTGATTACTTTGCGATGTCCGTAATGGAATTAAACGAAGAGAAAGAACAGTCTATATTAGTCCATGGATATGCTGTCGCCGGAGGAGACCTGAAGGATCATATAGAATATTTAAGTTACTTAATGAAGTCTTTTAATATTGTTTTTGCTACTATAGATAATGCCGGATCTCAATTTATTGATAGCGCAAATGAGTCAAAGCATTTTCAAGATAAGCCTCTCAGTTTTTTCGAATTCAACTCAGATAAAGAAGGAGTCGACTATTTGATACAATTGAGAAAAATAAAAAATCAAGTTAACGTGTCTGAAGGTAAAATATTTTACAGACAACTTTTTACTAGCCCATTTTTAAGAAACGCGAATGAATATCTACAGTCTTGTATAGATCACAAAAAAGTCTGGTTTGCTTCAAGAACGACTGCCAACGAAGCAGCTTTTAGTAAAGCGGTCTCAGCTAAAGTCAACACGAGGTTGACTAAGCATGAATCTGTTTTAGATTTGATAGAGTTCCAAGATTCCCTAGTATACCAAACAAAAAAACAATGCGCTCTAGTAGAGGTTAAAAGCACGGCGATGGGAAACCAAAGCTTTGATCTACCCCAGCATTTAAAAAGGTCCACCTCTGCTAACAAGGCTAGAAAGGATAATTATACCACTTTGATGCTAGGCACATGGGCTACCAAGTGCTACTTCGATATGGTAAATACGAAGGAAGAAGAGATAACTCAAACTTTTTCCCCAATAATGCTACAATAAAGTGTATGTATTCTAGAATAATTTTTAGATATAGTGCCGAATACAGACTATAATCAATATGTTTCCAGAGATAGACTAATAAAAGAGGCGGGCAGCTTCTCTTTGAGGACGTTTCAGCAAACACAAAAAGACCTTAAAAAAGCAAAACTTAAAGAACTTAAAAAAATGTCAGACGAAAATGCACAACCCGTAGATGTCGGGGACGTTCCTACCCCCGGAGAGACCCCCGCAGCCCCAGCACCAGCACCAGCACCAGCTCCCGCAGCACCAGCTCCTGCAACGCCAGCTCCAGAGCCAGCAGCAGAGCCAGCAGCGGAAACAGTAGCGGAGCCAGTTATTGAGCCAGTAGAGGCTGCTAAAGATAGCTTTGTAGATGAATACGCTGTAGATGTTCCGGACATTCCCATGCCAGACGAGGAGGAGGAAACTAGCACTATAGAAGACGAATTCGATGGAGCTTTTAAGTTTGCTGTAGTTGGAGTGGGCCAAGGTGGATCTAGACTCGCTCAAACATTTTGGAGTCTTGGTTACAGAAGAGTAGCCATC